GCGGTTTGATTAATTGCGGGTGGAATATCAGACTTAAAACCTTCAGCCATTTAACCGCCTACTACTTGTACTTCTTCAACAATAACTGCACTAGTGGCAGCTGTTATCTTAACAGCACGTAAAATTCTTGCCTTAGGACCAGATGACCAAGTGTAATCAGCACTTGCTGAAGAAGAATCTACGTCAGTAGTTAATAAGTTACTAGTTGAAATTGCAGTAATTTTTTTACCAGCAGTGCCAGCAGAAAGGAAGTTACTATCAATTCCTGGATCAGTAGAGTCATCTACAATCGCAATAAAATCTCCCACAGAGAATGGATGATTTGCAGATGTATCTTGAAGATGCTCACCAACAAAGTAATCAGCAGTAGAATCATCAACTGCTTTAACTATTTTTGCTTGACCAGGTTTGCCACCCTTGATAAGAATGAATTCATTTTGTACTAGAGTTATTGCCGCACCACCGTTAAAAGAAACAGTAGCAGCACCTGCTGTAGAACCAACTCTATAATATCCTGTTTGTACTGTTTGATATTCAGTCGCACCAGCGGCTACTGAATTGGTACTTAATACATTAAGAACTGTCATGTCTTGTTATTTCGTGTCAGTATTATTTATCTCCTTTTGTTTCTTTAACATTTTTTGGAGATCAGCAGTGCTACCAACGAACATTGTGTTATTAACAGTCGATGGTCCTGATTTTTTATCTTCAGCATCTAACTCCTTCATTTTCTTTTGTAAGTCAATGAGTTTGTCAGCAGTATCTGCTACACTTTTAATCGTTGTCGCAGCAACCTCATAAGCTCTAGGATGATCGCTTGCTCTCGCAACGTCAAGAATTCCATCTACTGCCTCCTGTCCTTTCATCACTAACATATGTAATGCAGCACGAGAAGTCTCATAATCTTGCTTGACATCACCTTCTTCAGATTTTTTTAATTGGGGTTTCACCTTCTCAACATGCTTCTGAAGTTCAGAAGGTTCTGCTCCAAAGGCAGTATCGAGACCATCAAAAGGATTCGTCATGTTATTGTCTCGTCAGATCCACTTGTAGGATTACGTTTCTTCATATCGGTAAAGTCTTCGTCAACAATACCGAATCCAAAATCATCATCAGCATCTGCTGTAATAGGATTTGGTTGAATTGTATACCGAACTTCTCTTGGTGCAGAAGTTGTATTTGTATCGGTATAGTAATCTGTAATAACTTTTTTGATAGTCTTGGTATCAGTAACAGGACCGTATAGATAAGTTTTTACAGTAAATTGTAAAGTGTAAATGATTGCTCTACGAGTCTGAAAGTTGTTTTCATAATCATCTTCATAGTCAACACTGTTTAAAACAACAGGAACATCCTTTGTTTCATTTACATCAGGAACTAACTTAACTGCCAGATTAAAATGTGGTTGAAAAAATGGAAGAATTTGTTCAAGAATCTGAAGACCATCTTCCTGATTCTTAGAAATGATTGCTAATTCAAATGAGAGATTATAAGGAACAGGCATATATGCTGTCTTATTCTCGTCACCATCTTTAGGAAATTTAATTTTTTGAGTGGGTGATACCTTTCTTGAAGAATCATATTGAATACCATTAATCTCGAAAGAGATTCTAGGTAATGTAATTTGAACTCTTTTGTTAGTAGGATCAGGAACTTGATCTAATCGTGCTAAGAATTTTTGCTTTGGACCATAAGCCAAAGGAACTTTCTGTACCTCGGTTGAACGACGAAGTTCAATGTTGTTAAACAACGTACCAAACGCTACAACAGTTCGTCTAAAAATTTCGTGATATGAATATGTACCTAACATCAGATTGTAGTGTCAGTAGTGGAACCAATTGAACCGAAGGGATTACCTTCTGTAAAATCTATGATATCGTCATCAGCAGTCTCAAAACCAAAGTTGGTATCAATGCTGTCAGCGGTATTAACGTTATTTAGTGTATTATAGGATGCAGATGTCCAAGCAGCACCAGAAGTTTGTCCAGTTACAGTTTCTGGAATAGTAAAGATACCAGACCTATTGTACACTTGTAGTTGTCTGTCAGTAGCATTCCATGCTTTAACTTCAGCAGTTACATTAGATGTACCACCAGCAACTACCTCACCAACTGTAAACGTACCAGAACCACCAGCAGCAAAGTTGACTGTAATAGCATTAGCAAATGCTGCTTCAATACCATCAATCTCTGCAACTCCAGTATCGAGTGCCTCGTCTGCATACTGGAAGAGTTCACACTGACATTCCCAAACAAAACCTTTTCCTAACTGGTAGAATGGTCTTTCTGCCTCAACAAACTGAATCTCAAATAAATGTTTAGTAGCAGGAAACCAAATTAAATCTCCTTCATTAGGACGACCCTCAACATTCAATACTGCATTATCATCTACAGCAGATGTAAACTTTTCTCTAGAAAAAACAAAAGTTGTTTTGTCTTCAATACGAACACCAAACTTACTTAACAATTCTCCTTGTCCTTCCCATCCCTCTACGTTATTAACATACGCTCTAACTTGTAATGCTTGTGTAAATCTACTATTTTCAACTTCACCTAAAATAGTGTCTCTGTTGACATAGGTTCTAGGCATGTAGTAGATATCTTGACCGTAGATTTCAATACTCTCTACAATTAAATTTTCTATAAAAGTTTGTTCTTGAGCAGAACCATTTGCTTTTAGAAGATTTGTATGATCTCTAAAAACAAAATCTGACGCTGGAGAATTGGAAAATGCCATATTAACCTACCAAATCCAAAGGTGGAAGTTCATATGTCTCACGAAGAGTAGTTTCAAGATCTTTCTTAAAGGTACTCGCATCCTCAAGTATTTGACGACCATTAAGTGTAACACCACCTAACATTTGAATACCATCATACTTACTTAAATTACGACCCCACTGTTGTTGGAATAATGACTCAACATAATCTTTCAACCAGTTGTCATTATACATCGCAGTGTAAGTTTCAGGATCTTGACGCATCATTGTTTCAACTAAAATAAAATCACCAGCTTGTAGTTCTTCCCAATCAAAATCAAGATACAATCTTCCTTGCAGTTCATTGAATCTAGTCCTACGACTATTACTACTATTGGTAATCCAATCCAAAGTCTCAAGATATTGAGAAGTCATATAATAATGAAGGATTTGACCATGAGTCATTGAGTAAATATCATTCAAGAAAATTTGATATTTAATATTAAAAATATTTCCAGGAACAATACTAGAAGCACCAATTTGACTATAAACCTTATTAACACTCAATACACCAGGAGGTAGATCAACATACTCAGTTCCTTCATACCAAGCAGTAGAACCAATTTGAGCAGATGCTTGTGCAGCGGTCTTAATAGCATCAGTAACTTCTATTTTAATAAAAGTTTTGTAACTACCATTATAATGATACTCTTGGTAGTAGTCAATTGCTTCTTCAATTAGATCATCGAGTTGCGTTGTAGCAACGTTGATGTCAATCGTTGGATATCCCAAACGACGAAGAGCATAATCTCTTAGTTCGGTTTTAGTTGCGGGTCTAGTTGCTGACATGGGTTATCAAGAGAATGAAGATATAGTTAATGTAGTAACATCATTTGCACTGACGACTTCTCCTTTCTTAAAGAATCCATCTACATTATCAACGGTGATTGCGTTAGTGCCGAGAGCAGTAACAACACCTGTGGTGCCAGAAGTAGCACCTGTAACAGTTGCTCCAACTTCCATCGTTGTGATGTCAGTAAGAGTTAATGTTGCGTTTGTTGCAACAGTAGCGATATTAACTGTTGCTCCATTACCATGAATTGCTGTAGCATCAAAGGTGAGAGCAGCACCGCCACCACCACCAAGTTGTGCATCAGCAACTGTGATTGTTTCATCAACAACAAATCCTGTACCGTCATCAGTAACAGTGATTGTTGCAGCACCGCTACCATCAACTACAATACTAAATGTTGCAGAATTACCAGATCCACCTGTACCATAATCAGAAGCACCGATTGTATATGTACCAGCAGTCCTTGATGCATCAGCAGCACTAACGTTTCCTGTAGTCTTAATACCAGATGCGTTAGCATTGGTAATAGTTATGGTCTCACCTGCAGCGAAACCAGTTCCACCAGCATTTACTGTTACGTTAGTGATAGCACCTGCAGATGCTGTAATGTCAGCAGTCATAGAAGAACCAGATCCTCCAGTAACTGCGACTCCAGTTGCAGATGAGTAACCTGTTCCACCAGATAATGTTGCTAAGTTTAATGTAAGAACCTTACCTGCATTGGGGTTGGTTACTGTGACAGTATCTGAAATTAGATATCCAGAACCACCTGCGTTTACTGTAGCAGCAGTAATAGCACCACCAACAACAGTAGTATCAACTGTCAAGGAAGAACCTGTACCACCACTGGTTGCTACACCAGTTCCAGCAGTAAATCCACCGCCACCACCAACACTAACTCCTGTTGTGACAACTGCACCTGGTGTTGGGTCTCCACTAAGTGCTAGTGTAAGTGTAGTTGAAGTTGCAAGGTTATTAAGCATAGCACTCAATTGCTCAAATGCATTATCAAGTTTTGCTTGTACTCTTGCTTCTGTATAATATTGATTAGTTCCCTCAGAAAGGTTAGTTGTAGACTTACTGGATAGATCAAGGTTTGCACCAGTTGCAGCAGCAACTCTTGCGTCTGCAAGAGTATTCACCTCAGCATCAGTCCTCTCAGTAAAGGAGATAACACCTGTGCCACTGTTGTATGCTAGGTCTCCAGTAACAGAGATGTGACCTCTAGTTCTAGCAGCAGTAGTGAATAGATTTGTTGATCCTTCAGTTACATTGTCAGTGTCAATATCTGCCTGTGTTACAGATAGAGTTCCAGAACTGTGTGTAATACCAGTACCATATGTAAAGTGAGTTCTAGTTCTAGCAGCAGTTGTAAAGAGATTAGTTGATCCCTCTGTTACATTATCAGTGTTTATATCCGCTTGAGTAACAGATAGAGTACCAGAACTATGAGTAATACCTGTACCATAGGTGAAGTGAGTACGTGTCCTAGCAGCAGTAGTAAAGAGGTTAGTAGAACCTTCAGTAACGTTATCAGTATCGATATCAGACTGAGTAACAGAAAGAGTGCCACTAGAGTGAGTAATACCAGTTCCATAAGTAAAGTGTGTTCTAGTTCTTGCAGCAGTTGTAAAGAGATTAGTTGAACCTTCTGTTATGTTATCTGTATTAACATCTGCCTGTGTGACTGTAAGTGTATAAGTTCCTGCAGCATCGTCATAAACCTTAGTAATACCTGTACCAGCAACTATAAGAGCATTAACTCTATCATCAACACGCTCATCTGTATAATAAAGATTAGTGCCTTCAGCAAGGTCAGCAGTGTCATGGTTAGCAAGACTAGATACTGTACCAGTTAAGGTTCCTGTAATAGCAGTTATATTTGCAGCATCTGCAAAGATTCCTTGCCATCTAACAGAAGATGTACCAAGATCGTATGTACTATCTGCAGCAGGATTAAGATCCTTAGCAGTAGAAGTAGCACCTGTAAGATTACCAACTAAGTCTGAAGTAATCTCATTAGCAGCAAAGTCACCAGATCCGTCACGTAATACTAAGTTGTTTGCAGCGTTTGTATCTGAAGATGCAACGTTAATTGTTGTATTACCAGAAACACCATCAGGGTTAGTAAGTGTAATACCAGATGATGCTGTTACAGCAAGTGTTCTTTGTGCGTAAGTATTTGCAGCAGTTCTTACAACGTATCCTGTACCACTCATCGCTGCTAAAGCAGTAATGTCAGCATCAACATATGTTGTTGTAATTGTTGGAGCAGCACTACCATCTACAGATACAGAACCAGATACAACACCGTCAATAGTGAATGTTCTAGCAGTCTTCCATGCGTCAGCAGTGGTTGCGTTACCTAAGAATCCAGCACCAGCACCAGCAGCACTAGCAGCAGTGATTTGATTAGCAGCAAAGTCTCCAGATCCATCACGATTAACAACTGTAGATGCTGTATTAGCACTTGCAGTTGTCATACCATCCAACAAGTCAACGTTCAGGTTAGCAACCTTAGTAGTTGAAGCGATAGAGAATGGAGCACCACTTGATTTATTAGAAACAATTTGACCATCAACAGTTAAAGCACCATCGATGTTGGCATCATTATCTACATCAAGTGCAGTACCAGCAGCAGTAAGATTTAAACTGCCAGCACGAAGAGCACCATCTGTACCAGCAAGAACCTCTGCAGTATTAGTTGCACTTGTTAGGAATGCGAATTGTGAGGAGGATCTGTCATATCCGAAGAACCCAATTTTCGCAGAGCCGTCATAATAACGGAACTCAACACCACGATCCTTACCGTCGTTAGACGCTGGTGCTGTGTCACCACCCACAGTAATGATAGGGTCATCGAGAGTTGTAACCGTAGAATTGACAGTAGTTGTTGTTCCATTGACAGTAAGATTCCCCGTAATTGTGAGGTTAGATTCAGCAGTTACATCACCACCAACATCTAATGTTCCACGAATATCAGTATTACCATTATCGGTATCAACTGTAAATTTATCATCACCACCAGCAGTTTCAATAGTAAACATCTTATTGTCTGCTTTGATGTTTACATTATCATTACATACCAAAGCACCAGATATATCTGCACTACTATTAAGATCTAAAGCACCAGTTAATTCAGTTCCACCATAAACTCTTAATCCTTCACCAATAGCAACGTTCTTACCAATAGCAGCACCACCAGTTAGTTGGAATGCACCATCAGCAGCATAAGAACCAGATAGAGTTTGTTGAGTATTTCTAGTAATTGTGGTAACACCTGAAACACCTAAGGTATCATTAATCTGTGTTGCATCACCAATAGTAACAGTACCAATGATGTTTGTATTACCGTTATCAGTATCGATACTAAACTTAGTTGTACCAGAACCATTATTAATATTAACTACTTCATTATCACTTTGAACGATTAGAGAATCATTAATAGTTGTTTGACCCGCAACAACTAGAGTTCCGTCAGTTGCTATATTACCTGAGGAAGATGCGATTGTTGCTTTATCTGTTGTACCAGATCTAACTGCAAAGTCTGCATCAACATCTACAGTTCCATTGAACTCAGAGTTGTTTGTGACTACAAGTGTACCACCAAGAGTTGTATTATTATCAACATTAAGTGTTGAGTTTAATTCAGTGTGACCATCAGCAGTTAAAGTTCCTTCAATATTAGTATTACCTGATGCTGAAGCAACGAAGAACTTATCAGTAGTTCCTGATCTAACTGCAAAGTCATTATCAATATCGGTAACACCTTCAATATTAACGGTACCTTGAATTACTGTATTACCATTATCCGTATCAACTGTAAACTTATCAGTACCAGAACCATTCTGAATAGCAAACTCTTCATTAGCAGCATTGATAATGAGTGTATCATTAATAGTTGTCTGACCTGCAACAACTAAAGTACCTGAAGTATCAACGTTACCAGAAGGACCATCAACACTAAACTTAACTGTGTCTCCAGAGTTTTTCTTACCAACAAATAAACCTTGTCCTACTCCAGTAGCACCAACGTGTAGTGTTGTGTTAACACCAGCACCACCAAAGACTCTTAAGTTAGAAGTGTTATGGTTTGAATAACTTGGAGTATATACACCAACAGAACCTGCACGCATTTTATATCGTACAGATAGATAGTTCCTTAAACCGTAATTCTCAGTTGCGTCTTCTTGCTGGTTAAAGTCACCATTCAGGAAGATGTCACCGTTAAACAATACCGCCTTATCAAAGTATCCACCACCATCACATCTGAAAGCACCGTAGTCGGCATTCTGAATTGAGTGAGGAGCACCAGATAGAATATCAGGTTCATTTGTACTTTCTAGATAAACTTCGTTTGCTACGTTCAAAGTAGAATTAGCATCAATAGCACCAGTAGTAGTTACAATACCACCAAATTCTGCATTACCTGTAGTTGTATGAAGTGTAGTCTTAGTTGTACCACTACCATTCTTCAATTCAAGTGTCTTAGAAGCACCTTGGAATACAATATTATCATCAAATCTAGATGTACTATTAGCACGGAATGTACCGTCTACATCTAATAGTCCACCAATATTAACATCATCACCAATTCCAACACCACCAGCAACTACCAAGTCTCCAGTAGTATTAGATGTTGAGTTAGTATTGGTTGTAAGTTTTAAATTACCAGCGATGATCCCTGCATCTGTTCCAGCGAATACTTCGGAGGTATTTGTGGCATCGTAGAGGAATGTAAACGCTCCTGTATGCCCTCCAAGATCTGCGGCTGAATCGTCGTAACCAAAGAATCCAACCTTTGCCGAAGCGTCATAATATCTGAATTCAACTCCTCTGTCCTTGTTGTCATCTGAACCTGGAGCAGTATCACCACCAAGAGTGATAATAGGATCATCCAACGTAGTGATTGTTGAATTAATTGTTGTAGTCGTTCCATCTACCTGTAAATCCCCCATTATCTGAACTTTACCACTTACTGCCCTATCATCACCAGGATCTAGGATCATAGTAGCAGCAGAAGAAGCAATATAATCTCCTTGGAAATATGTGTCTTCTACTTGTACTTTACCAGCAGCATCTGATGCAGTGATTGTAACAGCATTTTCTGCAGTTACAACAACACCACTAGTACCAGTACCAGCATTAGTTGCTAAAATACTTAATGTTCTAGCAGATGTTGAGTCCTGTGTAGTCTGGAATGTTAAATTACCATCTCCAGTCTTGTCTAAAGTTTGTGTAACCGCCCCATCGAGGGTAATGTCTGGATCACTAAAGTATGATCTTACATTGACATCGATCTCACCAGCACTACTATCGCCAGTGTTATTAGCACCAAACAGAAGATTACCTGAAGTGTCATTAACCTTTATATAATTTAATTTATTTAAACCTCTATATCCCGTAGTCGCAGTTAGTTCTTGATCTAGATCAAAATGCTCTACAGCATTTCCATCAGCAAAGGATATTCTACTGTTCTGTAATTGATCATTATCAATAGAACCAAGAGCCATTGTAACATGACCTGCTGCAGTTACAGCAAAATCTTCTTGATCAAATGAAGCAAGTCCTTTTTGTGGTGATGTTGCAGCACCAAGATGTCTCCACGATCCAGCATCACTTGTATCTGAATGAGTTGGAGCACCAGCACCAGCAGCAATACCTGCTATTGCTTGATATAGTTTCGATGCGTTAGTGATTTGATTACCACGAACATAAGTAGTTCCTGCGTTATAAGCAAGTGCTGTTGTACCTTGTGTAGCAGTAGCGATAGGTACATTTGTTGCAGATGTTAAACGACCTCTATCATCAACTGAAAACTTAACTGCGTTTACAGTTTCAGTTCCAAAAGGTTCGCTATTACTACCAACACCAGATACTGATGTTAGTGATTCAGTGTTGTAATCACCATCAACTACTGTAGTAGTTGCAAGATCTAAAGTGGGATTACCAGCAAGACCACCACCATTGTTTACATTAATTTTACCTGCAGTTCCCGTAATAGTACGGGTTGCCATTGTATTTGTAGCAGTTCTAGAAATAAAACCTGTAGTAGTAAGACCTGCTACAGCAACTAAATCTAAATCATATGCTTGTGCAGATGAACCTTCTACAGTTCCATTTAAATTATAATCAGCAAGAGTTGTTGGGTTTGAAGCATTAGTAACTCTACCTTTAGCGTCAACAGTAACTTTTGTATATGTTCCACTACTAGTTTCCGTATTATCATGGTGAGGTAAACTAGATAATAGATCTAAAGTTGATGTAATAGAAATATTTTCGGATCCATCAAAAATTTGAGAACCACTAACGTCACCAATTATTTGAATCTGTCTAGAACTTGCTAATCTAGATGCGGTTGAAGCATTACCAATGACTGTGGCAGTAATGGTTGCAGCAGAAAAATTACCATCAGTATCTCTCTGAACTAACGTATTTGCCGTGTTTGAGGTCGACTCAATCGGTCGTTCATACCTAAGGGTATTCCATGATGTAACACCATCACCTATCTTAAAACGACCTGTATCAAGTTCGATACCAAGTTCGCCTTGGGCGAGGATAGGGTTAGAGTTTTGCCATTCTTGCCCATTACCACGTCTTAATTGAATTCTATTTGCCATTTTTTACGACAACTCTATGAGAACATGCTTCCAAGTTATTTATGCCATTAAAAAAGGAGACTGGTGTCTCCTCTCTTTTTATGTTGTGAGGTTATCAATCTCTGTGGATTCACTTGCTACATCATCAGCAGGAATATCTGGAGAAGGAACTCCAGTTGGAGGATTTTCATTATAATACTCTAACGCTTCAATAGCACCTTGGAGTTTTAGTGCAATCACTTCATTCGCTTTAATTTTTTCTGACAATTGCTTATTCTCCTCAATTGCCGCATTAAAACGCTCTCTAAACTGTTGGAGCATTGTTTCTTGGGACACCTTTTCTACAGGTGCTGTTGCATCATCTGTCATTTTTTGTCTTGGACTAACGTTAGTAAAAGTGTTTTTATTTCACTCATCTCTGATTTTAACTCAGAAACCTCATTTTGTAAAGCTCGCTTATCTGCTGCTTCTTTTTGCCTCTTATTGTAAGATGCCATATATTTATCATATTCATCTTGATTATCTTTTACTATAGCAGTAGAAGATACATCTCTATAAGAACCCTCAGATCCCTCAACAGGAATCAACTCTGGCAAATCATCTTTAATCGAAGTCATGAATATTCTCCGATCCACCTACAGAAAATGGATTGTACTTTGATCTTGCCATTCTATACATCTTCTCATGTATAGTCACGACCTCTTCAGCATCCTTCTCAAAGTCAGGTGTTGATTCATGTCGTGAAGCATAAGTATCATTCTCAAACCAGTCATCTGCTATTTCTTCTTCAGGTCTTGGGTTTTCTTCTAATTCAATCATTTTTTCAGGGGGTGCGTATCTATTGGTGCCATTTGCTATTGGCATAGAATCATGGGGGTGTGGTTTATTATCCTCTATCATTATGTTGCAAGAGCGATTGCACGTAAATCAGCAAGTAAAGGAACTCTCGCTTGGTTAGAAGATCTTAGAACAATCTTAAGTTGGAATGCATTAAAGTTCAAACCACTTACCTCGTAGTAATAATCCTTCCATAGAATTTCTTCACTAGGAGAATCATCATACTGAAGAGGTTTATCCATTTGTGTCCAACCGATAGAATCGATATCATCACCACTTCCAGTGCTAAATGCTCTGTAGTAAATTCTAACATCTGCCTCTGGTGGACGAGACATTTGGAAATCAACTCTAATTGATCTAGACTCTCTAATTAAACGAGCAAGTCTTGTAATATATACACAATCATTTTGATCGCCTAATGGTAGAAGAGAAACATCTTGTGATGTATCAATTGCACTTTGCTGACCGTATGGAGAAGAACCACCTGGCCAAGCATTGATTCTATTAGATGTTGTAATCAACGAACATCTATCTAAGTCAACAACAGGAGAAAGTGATGATTTTGTGGTGGATAAATCAATAAGCATAGTCAATGATTTTTGTCCATCTAGTTTAGCATTCTCATTAACTTCAGAACAAACCATCTTAGGATTGGGGAAGAAGTTATAATCATTCAATGTTATAAACTCATAAGTACCATCATTAACAAAGGATGATTGATCAACAACAGCACTTCCATTACCAATAGATGTTGCTGTAGTTGTATTAATTTTAGCAGTAATATCTGTTTCAGGTAAATTCATTACAGAAACAGTAGGTGTTAGAGTTTCAAACTGTGTATTTTGAGAAGCGAAAATTTGATTTCCACCTGCACGAATACCATTATTTGCCACACCATTAAGATGAAGCATGTAAGTATCTAACCAAGGACAAGATATACTTGTATGAGTCTTATTAATATCGACTAGAGGAATACCGTCAAGGTTATAGCATTCAACAACTGCTCCAGATGCATGTGTTACATCAGTAGTTCCGTTAGTACCCCTACCAGAGGTAGCAACAGTAATGGTTTTACCATCAGAGGAAATAGCATTGTATGTGATAATTTCATCTTCAATCTTAACGTATCCTGGATTTGCATTACTAATAGCAGCACCATTTACAACTTCATGGAATGTACTTGCATTTTCAACAGTTATTGTTGTTGCCGCTGCTGCTAATGCACTAGTTAAGGATGTATTACCAATTTCAGAAACTGCACCTTCAACTTTAACATTATTTGTGCGTTGATGCATACCATGATTTCTATGATATATAAGAATTTCTTTCTCATCATTTGCATAAGTAGGTGCAGAAGAAAGATAAGCACCGAAGGAATCACCACTTTCAGTAGAAGAAGTTACAGTTGCAGACCAACCACCAGTCTCATTTATAGTTTCGGAATTAGTAAATGCTCCAGTAATATAATGAAGTACCAATGCAGTAGATCCATTCCAAGACTTAACAATACCAACAGATCCAGAAGTTGCACCAGTAACAATATCACCAACCTCCAAAGTTCCAGATGCACTACCAACAACCTGAGTTGCAAGTGCTTCAGAAGATCTCAAAAGGAAAGTAGTAGATGTTCCTGCTAACCAATTACCAGATACATCATTAACAGTAATAGTATCTGCAGCAGATCCAGACGTTGTAGAAGAAACTACGGTTGCTCCAGCACCTGTAGTAAGTTGCAATAAGCGAGCACCAATACTAAAGGTATACTGAGTAGCAGTAGGACCAGCAGTAAGGACAAGTTTTGGTTTGATAGTCTGAATTGGATTATCAATTAACCTGTGAATACCACCATTACCTTTACCTTGTGGTGTATTGTTAAGAGCGACTGTTCCAGTTGTCTGAGTAAAGTTTGCACGATACACAGTAAATTTCAAGTCTTCATATTGGTCAGCAGTCCATGTAGATGCGTTCTGTGATTTAAACAGAACACCAGCATAAGGTTGTTCAGAGATTGTTCTATTACCACTGATATCAACATCACCCATTCTAGAGATCCAAACCTTATATTCATTAGAGTCTGACAGAAGAACAAAACAATATTCAACAGAAGACTTAATGTATACAGGTGCTTTGAATGTAAACTTAGTAGCAACAGCAGCACTTTCTGAAATTTCTACCTGATCAGGTGTTATAGTAACATCAGAGAAAGGAAGAATTGTCTTTGTAGGATAACCATTTTCCATTGTTCTGATTTGCATCGAGATTGGAATATTAGCATCTTTAGAGTTGAAGAAGATTTCAACAGTTGAAAGGAATACACCACCTTCTTCCTCAACAATAAATGATTGAGCAAGAGGGTCATACCAACCAATCTGACGTGTTTCAGTTCTAGTTGTTTCTACAACTCTATCTTCAGAAACAGTATCTCTAACAAGTTCAGCATTACGAATTGCCAAAACATTTTCCTGAACAGTTTGTAAAGTTCCTGTTGCTGCGTAAGTTGTGTCAGCAGAAGAATCTACTGCACCAATTGCTTTACTATTTGAATCGGATGTTGTAAATCTAAATGAGCGAGTACCTGTTGCCCAACGTGGATTAGCATCGTTCTTGGGAGAAGGAACAAAGAATGTACCTTGTAAGTTACCAACATTATCAGTTAGAAGACGACGATCCTGAACAACTGCTCTAGCACCAGAAGTTTGACCAACTAAAATTTCTCCAACTTGCATATTACCAAAGTAATCTGGTGATACAGTTTCAGATATAGCAGTTATATCATGATTTAGAAGTGCTGTTTGAGAAGCATATGATGTAGGAAGAACTTCTGTGCCTTTACCATAAGGATTAGTCTTATATCCATCATCAGGAGCAACAACTTTTAATTGACAACCTGAAGTTTCTCCAAGTACAGTTTCACCAACAACAAAAGGAGTTTCATTTGTTCTAGAATCTGTTGTAGAGTTCTTAATAAGTTCAATTACTTTAGGAGTAAGGTAAGTAGTTACATCAACACCATCAAAGAATGCATACATTCTAGTACGTGGTTTCATTCTATCGACATTAAAACCAATATTACGAGATCTAATCCAAGGAATAGCACTTCTGGAAAGAACACTATCTCCTAAAGATCTACGTTCGATCTTAGGAACAACCCTTGTACGAACACCTTGACGTGCTTGATTGTTTACAACACGAAATGTACGACGTTCATGTAGATAGAATAGACCTTGACGACGCTGACCATGACCAAGAGAACCTAACTGACGACCAACACCAAACGTACCAGATGCAGATCTGTTTCGTGATGTTGATGTAACTGATTCACCAGTCCAGTTAGTCTGCCATGATCCCCATTGAACAGGTGCAAAACCATTCTGATCAACCTGCAAATCATTAGATACGGATGAGAAGTCTCCTTCAATGTTCTCAACACGAGCTGGCACACGCTCAATATCAATCCAATCATCAGATGCAGGTGTTAAGTCAATACGACCAATGAATGTAAATACGTTGAATGGGTTAACATTCTCAGTTCTAGATGCATAAGGTTGGGTGATAAGTGCAACATCTTCGTAAGGTAACATCAAGACATTACCAGCAGTCTTAACAATATTCGTAGAGTCTGCTGCATTATATACAAGTCCTACGTTTGTTGTGTAATGTTGTGGACGTAGTTGTCCCTCTTTAAAGTCAAGAGAACACTTGTAATCTGGATTCAGAACATCACCAGTTGTGTGATCAGTAAAATCATCTACAACATAACCATTCTTCAAACGATCAAATCCATTCTCGTCATAAGTCTTGGTGTTTTCTGCTTGAGATTCGAGTAATGATAATGAAGTATAATATTCAACGTGGGTGAGTCTTTGCTCAAGATCACCAATATCTTTCATCGTATACCTTCTGATTACTTCTGTAGAAATCAGAACATCTCTTTCTGGATCAAACACATATGGTTTATATTCAATTGATGCTAAGAGCATCGCATTTTCAACTTTTGGGGGTGGAATCAAGTAATATCCAGAAACACCCTTACTTACAATTAGTTTTCCATCATGAGAGAGATATAATTTATCAATTCTAGGAAGATACCATGAATAGTCTGCTCTAAAGGAAGAGTTGACCTGCATAATATCAAAGATAGTTGCCCCGCCAGCACCACCAGCTGTACTGAATACCCTAGAAACAAAGTCAAAAGTACTACAATTGACATAGTAAGGAGCACTAACAGTTCCAGAACCATTTCTAAGTTCTTTAATAGCAGGACGGAAATCAATTTGATCTCTAATATACTTAATAGAACCATCCATCTTGTAATTAGGAATCTCTTTATAACTAATTCCACTATAAGATTCTGCTGAGAAATAATCACCAGATGCTTCATGGGAGAAGAAGTCAAAAATTACAAGCAATCGTCTTGTAGGTGCTACAGTAGAAGGAAGACGAATTAGTTTTGATACATCATAGAAATTAGTTCTCTGTCCTGATTCAAGTTCAAACTGATCTGTAATAACTTTACTTCCTGCAAAAATAGAACCCTCAGTATCATCAATAATACCTGTGATAGCATCTCCAGCAGTATTTTCACCAGTAATAGATTCTCCTGTAATGAATGGAATTTCATTAAGACCAACATAATATAATTTTAAATCTGCGTTAGAGAATGAAATAACTCGACCTCTAGCACCAGAAGTTTTACCAACAATTAATGTGCTTGCAGCAAAGAATACTGATTCAGTAAGAACAACATATGGTGAAGATGCATCATTATCATCATATGATTCATATATTGCATGAACGTTATAAACGTCATTAACACCAAACGAAACATCTAAATCTTCAACTCTAGTTCCATAAAGAGTACTATAAGTAAGACCTGTTGGTTGAGTATCAACATCTATATCAGTTTTAATGACTTTCAATGCCTTCATCTTAGCAGCAGTCTTAATCTTTTTAGAAACAGTATTCTTAGAAACTAATGCTGTAAGAGTTACTGTAGCAATATTAGTAAGACCACTGATTGAGAAAGACTGATTATCAGAACCAAAAGATGTTGATAATACACCAGCATCTACCTGTGCATCAATATCTACGTTCTCTCCATCAGTAAACACTGAAGAAGTTCCTTTATCAATAATTGTAAGAATATAATTATCACCAGATAATGCACCAAATGCTTCAGTCTCAGGAAGAGTAAATGTAATAGAACCTGAAGTTACCGTCTTGGATGCAAAGTTTCTAAAGACAAAGAACGATTCATCGCTCAAAGACTTCATCGTATCTTCTGGTAGGTCAAAAGAAAGTTCTCCGTTCTGATAATCTTTCTGGAAAATGAACGGACGCAATCTAACTAATTCACTATACTGACCAGCAGCAACTGTACCAACCTTTAAAGTATTGTCAAGTCTAGTAGTTTGATCAGTGTAATCAAATATAGCATCTCCTGCCAATACTGTAGACTTTCTATTTCCAGAAGTTGTTGCAATAGCAGTAGGATCAACTCTCTTAACACGAAGAGTATTTGTACCTTCCAAATCAGAAAGTGTTGGGGTGACTACATCACCTGGTCTCAAATCCTTTTCAAATCTTGTACGGAAACCAGTAATATCTTCACGACCAACACTAGCAACATCAAATTGTAACGCTGCAGCACCACCACTTCCTAGTTGAGCATCAGCAACAGTAATAGTTTCATTAATAACATATCCACTACCACCGCCAGTGACAGTAATAGTAGCAGCACCAGTACCATCAACAACAATAGTAAAGGTAGCACCAGTTCCAGATCCATCAGTGGATACACCAGTACTAGCAATATTATATGTTCCTGCAGTTCTGGCACCAACAGCAGCACCAATAGTATCAACAGTTAAAACATCACCAGTTGTCTCATCGATATTTACTGTAGAAGATTCAATAGGACGAGAATCATTAAGAATCCAGTTTGCACCAAATCTAACAGCACTGGAACCATCAAGACCGAAAGAAGATCTAACATCACTTAATTGATAAGTATGTGCTGCCTCTAAGGTTCCTGAATCTCTATTATTAACAGACAGAATTTCACCATTGGTAAATTCACCACTCACATGCTCAAGATAGATGTAATGTGTATTGTTTCCAGTATCTGCAACATAACCTGTCGCCCCAGAAGTTTTACCAACAATTTTAGTACCTGCAGTATAAGTTACTGCATTCGTGATATTCAGAACGGTAAACATCTGAACATCAAAGAACCAGAGATCGTAAACACCACCAACAATAGTTGGTTCGATTCCAAATGGTGATGTTGCAGCTAAAGCACTACTAGATTTTTGTAACTGAACTACCCTACATCTACCAATTCTATTAGCACCTGACTTTACAGAAGATGTTGCATTTGCTGCCCAATCATCATAAAGATTTAGAGTTTGATATGCATCACTAACACCATCTCCAGATATTTCTGGCCAACCATGAACATCATAAACCTTTACAAAATTACCAAGATTGAAGTTAATAATACCATTTTGACGAGTTTCAAAATCTCTTGGTTTATCTACATCAACATATCGTGGACTAATAAAGTTAGTTCTATATCCTCTAATATATGCTTTACCAGGAGAAACCTCAATTGCTAATTTATTATCATCAGCGAGATTACCTTGATCTGAGTTTTGACCTTTATTATAAACACCATTATTAAATCCATCATTAAGATGCTCTCGCATATTAACGTTAAATGTATCAATTACATAGTCACCAGACTCTTCAAAAGTTCTACGAGCCAATGATTTTTCTAACTCACTATATTCAGTTCTCTCTACAAAATTTTCTACCCTACTATTGTTAATTCTTAAAAGTTCAATGAAGTCTTTATCTGCTTCATCAGTAATTAATCGTTTTACAAACTGTGTTTGAATTTTAAATCTATGAGCACCTGGTGCAGAATAATTTGAAGTTCCTGCAGCATTATCATTTAGAGATTCATCATCTTCAGGAGTGACAATAGATTCTAAAATCTCAAGACCTACTCTGTAAGAAGGATTGCTACTATACTGATCAAGAATTAGATAGTTAGTTGGGACATTTACAAAATGACCTCTAATATAATAAACACCTTCACTAATATATGCAGTAGAACCTACAGCAGTAGCAGCAACAGGAAGCAACTGAGCAAAAGGAGTACCGATCTCAATTAGAGTTGATCCAAAAGTAATTTCCTTATCTGTAATTAACTGTTCATTAATCTGGAATGTTTTCAGACCAGTGGCAGAAGTAGTATCACCAGAATCTATATACTTAACATATAATGTGATATAACCTTTTTCTGATTCCGAGGCAGAAATACTATATAAAACCTTTGCCTTAACGCCTGTAGTTAGACCCTCAACAATAGTTCCAGTTATTTGAGTTCTATAAGTTTCAACATCACTACCCAAGAAAGATTCTTGAACAAGAACTGCCTGAACATCCAAGTCATAACCAACTTGACCTGGAATTACCATTGCACCATCTTTGAATAGGTGCGTTCCAACAGATTCTACTTGGTTCTGCAGAACACTCTGCATTGTACTGAGTTCTCTTGCCTGAATAGGAAATCCAGGACGGAACAGCACTCGATAAAAATTCTTATCTTTATCGAAGTCGTCGTAATACGGTGTTACGTTTAGGTTAGTATTTTGTGCCATTCGGGTTAGAACTCGATTACGATTTTAATGTCTTCTACTTGGTCGTTTGCACGACTGATTGATCTCCTATTATCTATATAAACAACCTGACCGCTGTTTGGTTCAATTTCTGCTTTTGCATATCCACTAGTAAATCTCATACCCAAATCATATTCAGTGTTGTTAATAGTTCTAGAAGAGGAATTTGGAACAGCAGGGAAGTTTACGTCTGGTTGACCAGATGCACCTGAAGTTGCTCCACTTATAACGTTAGATCCATCAAACTCATTTTGTGTACCAGTAACTTCAGGGAAAATACCATCAACTGAGTTCTGATAATATTTCAAAACTTTAGTTGTTGCATTCCAAGAAATAACTCTTGCTCTTGCAGTAATGTTAGTACCTCCAACAACTCTAGTCTGAGTAATAATTTCATCAGGAACATAATTTCCTTGAAATGTCGGAGAGAAAATAACTGCTTTTGTAGCAGAAACTGTCAAATCTGCAAGAAGTTCTGATGTACCAAACTTGAGTGGATTTGTTACTAATCCAATACGACGATAATCATTATCAATAGGGAAATCACCTGCACCCTCATCATATGAGAGTTTAGCGTTAATCATTACACGGAAACCACCAAGTTCAATACTTGAATCGTATCCATGTCCATCTGGAGGAGGAATAATAACATCAACTTCTCCACTAGTTCCAGTTCCAATACCAGTGATAGCATTGATACTGATTTGACCAAACGTGTATCCTGTACCACCAGATGTCACTGTGGCAGAAGTAATCTTACCACCGTCAACAACGATAGAAACACGTCCTCCAGTACCATCACCATTAATAGCAACGTTATCATAAGTTCCGTTATTATATCCAGAACCAGCAGCGTTTATAACAACAGTATCGATTTCTCCAGTAACAGCATTAGTCTTTACCGCAGTATTGGTAAAGACTGGCATGTAGTCATTAGAGAAGAATTTAAGGACTGAAGCAACAGGGATGGTGTACATATACTTCCAACGATATCCATCGCCAGTAGTAATAATAGAGGTACTGGTGCCAGTAGGCTCAACTGTAGAAGGTTTACCATTAGGATCAGAGGGTGAGGTACCGTTATAAATGCATTTATATACTTGATATTGTGAATTCACAACAAAAAAGTCTGCATCATATAATTTAGTAGCACCAGAAGCAGCAGTTTTACTTGGAGAATAGTTATGACGATACATGTCATAAGTAAAACCCAAACCACCTGTAGTTTCTTCAGGAGAAACCCAGTCAATTCTACGAACAACCTGAACCGTATCAGCAGCAAGAACTCTCTTAAGAGAGATCATATCATCATACGAGTTAGAAAACTCCGAAAATGAGTCCACTGCCTGTGGGGGTGCGTTCTCATTGTCCCAAGGTTGGGATCTTCCAATAAAAACATAAAGTCTATCTCGATTAGAACCTGCTGCAGAATCGCTTTGAGTTGCATCTGGTCCTTCAAGTGCTTTGATGAATTTTCTCGCTGAAAAAATTCTAAATTGATCAGTTAATAGGGCTGCCATGTCCTAGGTACTATTGTCCTCTTGTTTATTTAT